AGTTAGAAACCCATACCCAACCGGACAGAATGATTGCCGTTGCGCTAACGTAGGTCATCAGTCCACCGGGGAGGAAGACACCAAAGCCGCCCAAGTCAATGAACACAAAGTAACCAATGTCCACAAAGCCGCCAACTGCTGCCGTTGTCCAAATTGCTGTCATATTGCCACGCCAGATAAAGACACTGGCAACCGCAGTCCACAAGCCAGCAAAGCCCAAGTTCCAACCGTGTTGGTTGAGGATTGCATTAATGAGGGGGTGGTAGCTGTCAGCCAGCTCTGAAGGATCCACCTTGCCGCCGATGGCGGTAAACATGTCAACGCCAGAGAGCGAGATGATCATCACGCCAGCGAGGATATGAACGAGGCCCCAGATCATCCAGAGTGCGGATGCTACGTAAAGAGCCATTTTTTGTGTGTTTGTCATAGTTTTAGTCATTCCATATTTTGTATCGACGTTAGGAAAGGCCGCCGTTATTGCCTTATGTATATAATATAACATACTTAAAGTTTTTGTCAACCAAAAAAAAGTCAAAAAAATAGGACCCGTAGGCCCTATTTTCTTGTATTAAGCTAAACTTAGCTAAAGGATACGTTACCGTTAGTAATAGCAACCTTAGCTAGGTAGTCTGCTGCGTTACCCAAGGACGAAGCAGTGTTAGAAAGTTCAACATAACCGTAACGGGTTAGGAAGCTTACTACTGGCTCGAATGTGCTTGGGTCCAGTACTACACCGCTGGACATTAGCGGAATGTATGGACAGTAGAACGCTGCTGCGTCAGATTCGCTAGAACCTTTGTAACCAACTAGTACTGCTGCACTGTCGGATGCGTAGGTGTTCACGTAAACTTTCATAGCGTTGTTAAGAGTACCAACCATCTTAGTGTTAGTTGGTGCTTCGAAAGTACCTTCAGTTGTACGAGCGAACGCAGAAGTAGTTGCGGACTGAAGAATTGTAAGTGCTAGTGGACTTACAACTGCCCAGTTACCAGCGCCACGACGTGTACGCTGAGCAATTAGGTTGCTTGCTCTGTTGATCTGAACAGCAAGTGCTGCGTGCTCATCACCTACGAAAGTAGCGGTACCGGATACTGCTGCTTGGTCGTATGTTTCAACTGCTGTGCCAGCTAGAGTGTCTAGGCTGGATAGTACTTCTTGGTCGATTTCAGCTGTAATCTCTTGTGCCAAAGCAGCCATAATTTCTGCTTCAATGTCGATGCCATGCTGCGACTGTGCGTCTTGCGCACCTTCGAACGTCCAGCGAGCGGATAGCTTGCGGGACTTAGCTTCAACAGTCTGCTTCAAGATCTGAATGCTTAGACGGTTACCAGCAGAACCTTCAAGTGCTGCTGTGCTATCTGCTTTAGCAGTAGTAGCGTTACCGGAGTAAGCTTCAGCAATTTTGAACGGGCTAAGTGCTTCTTCACCAGCTACCGCACCAGCTGCGCCAGTACCAGCAGTGTCGCTGTAGCGAACACGTAGGGTATGAATCTGACCAACTGGACCAGTCATTGGCTGTACACCAACTAGTTCGTTAGCAATTACTGTTGGCATAACACGTCTGATTACAGGAAGAATCACACGGTTAAGGGTTGCAACGTTACCAGCAGATGTAGCGCCAGCTGTTGCACTCTCTGAAAGATACTTGCGAGTATTTTCAAGAGTTGCTTCCATTACGGACTTCTTGTTGCCTGCTAGGCCTTCAAGTAACGCCACTTTAGTGTCGTTCCAACGTCCTTCTAGTAGTTCTGACATTTTTGGTCTCTCCTTATTTTAAGCCTGCAAGACGCTTAAGGTCAACTACGTTGCCCTCCGCCTCTGCTGTAGAACTGTTATTAATTATCTTGTTGCCTGTTATTTCTGTGCCTTCGTTAATTTGTGCCTTTTTACTAGCTGCAGGCTTAGGAGTGTCCCCTTCGATTACCGCAGATAAGTATTTGTTAAACGCTGTCTCGAGCTTGTTAGTTTGAACGCTTTCTAGTAAATCGCTCATGATCTCTTTCTGCTTCACGTTAAGTGGAGCTAGAAGACCATCAACCTTGTCTTTACGTTCCATGCTCTCTTTCAGTAGCTTGATTTCAGTATTCTTGCTTTCTGAAAGCTGTTTGGCAACAGCAACCGCCTTCGCCGCCTCTTTAAGCTTTGCGTCTTTTTCGGACACAACGTTTAAGAGTCTTGCTGTTTCGGACTTTTTGTTTAAGTGACTTCCAACATATTCTTGCTGGTAGGATTCAAACAATCTACGTCCAAAATCATTTTCACGTGCAATTGTGATATCTTCTTTAAGTTGCGATAGTTCGCTCTTAAGTGATTCACTAACAACTTTGTTAACAAGTTGCGCACTGTTCTTAACGAAGTCTTTCTTTACTTCGTTAAATGCGTTTCTTGATTCACGCATTAGTTTAACCTTAGTTTCAGCTAAGTCTTTCTTGTCGCTGTAAAATTCTGAAATCTCTTTAGTAAGAGCTTCGATAACAAAATCTTCTAACTTTTCAAATTTAGCTGCTACTGATTTTTGATCTTCATGTAGTTCAGAAACTTCTGTGCCTAGCTGCTCCATTACAAAACCTTCAAGCTTATCAGCATTTTCACGCATAGCTACAGCATACTTTGCTTTAGCTTCCGCTAGTTGCTTACGATCTTCTTGGAATTCTGCAATTTCTTCAGCAAGCGACTCACCAAGCATAGTATCAATGGACTCAACCATTGTTTGCTTGTCGTGCTCGTATTTGCGTGCGAATTCTTCACGTAACTCAGCAGTTACCTGCATCTTGTTTTCGTGAAGCTTTTTGTCCCACGCTTCTTCGATGTCTGCACGGATTTCTTCCGATATTACATTACCTTCAAATAATGTTTTTAGTGCATCCAACATATTATTCTCCTGTTATTGGAGACCGTTGATTATATTAACCAACGATTCTTTTAGATATTTTTGTGCCTTTGTGTCGCGAACGACGTCTTTGCCTAGTTGTATTGCCTTATATCCGCCTTTGGTATTCATTAGGTGTTCGTAAATAGCACTTGGGTAAGCACTCGGAGCGCTTGGTTGTGCTACAATGTCAACAGTTACGATTTCAAAATCACTTACGTTACCGCTACCGTCTTCACTTACGTTACCAGAACCTCTGCTGGAAACACCCAACTTAACACCGCTTTCGAGCATAGTCTTAACTAGGTGGCCCATTGGTGTAGGCAAGATTTTCAACTTGCCTAACCCTTTTGCGTCTTCACACCACATGTTTTCGATCATGTGTGACACACGATCGAGGTTGATGTTAAGACCTTCAGGATGATCAACTTCACCGAGTACCGAATAGCCGCCTTTGATCTGTTCATTAATAGATGCGACAGCTTTTTGAATTTCATTCACAGGGTAAACACGTTGGTTAGCGTTCTTAACGCCACCTTCGATAAAAATTCCTTTCATGAACAAATCCTTGCCTTCATTAGTAGACTCGACAACTATCTTGGCCTCGTCAAATGTTAGGTTTTCTCTTAAGTTGATCATCCCGATTCCTTTACTTTGCTGGCTTTAAAAACTGCTTTGCTGTGCCTTCGCCTTCAGCTTTGCCGCTTTTCTTTTCAGCGCCGTGACCTTTTGCTACCTTGTTAAGTTTGCTAGCACCTTTGCCGCCCGGAACGTTTACGTTACCAGACTTTAGGTCACCTTTAACTTTACCACCAGTACCTTTAGTATCAGCAGTACCACCTCGGTTTAGGTTGCCTGCGCCGTTACCGCTTTTAAGTTCTGGAGACTTGCCGTTACCAGCTACTGGAGACTTACCGTCGCCGTTGTCACCGCCCGGAGCAAACTTGTTGTAAGTGTCGCCGCCAGTCTTTTGTGTGTACTCGTCAAGCTTCTTAAGGTAAGCCGACATCATTTCGGACTCGTTCTTAGGCTCGTCGTCTTCGTCTTCAGCTTCGTTAAAATCAAAAGATTCTTCAACGTCGTCTTCGTCGTCTGCTTCAACGTCAGATTCTAGATCGTCAGTCTCGTCGCCGCCTAAGTCTTCGTCTTCCATGTCCATTTCTGGACCTTCCATGTCGTCGTCTTTGCCTTCTTGATCAGCAAAAAGTTCGTCCATTTCAGCTTTTAAGCTATCAAGCATACCTTCAAGATCATCAACACGATCTTCTAGTTCGCCTTCGCCTTCGTCGCCCATGTCGTCGTCCATGTCATCCATGTCCATGTCGCCATCGTCCATGTCTGTATCCATTTCCATGTCCATTTCTGGACCTTCCATGTCGTCGTCGCCTTCTTCTAGGTCAAAGTCTTCTTCAATATCAAAGTCTTCTTCTAGATCAAAATCTTCGTCCATGTCTTCAGCATCGTCGTCTGCTTCGTCGTACATGTCATTTTCGAGTAGGCTTTCGTAAATGTTTCTAGACTTTTCTACTACGATCTCGTGGAAAAGATCTTTTGCGCCTTGAGTGTCTTCGTTAACTAGACGCTCAAGCATTTCTTCGAACTTATTGCGTTCCATTGTATATCCTTTCTAATACATAATTTATTTACAAACAAGAAAAGATACCTTCACCTAATAAAGGAATCTAATTTGTGAATGATTGTAAACTGTCTCTTTATTTACGTATATTACTAAAAAACCGATAGTTTTATGGCATTTATTGGTATATTTTATACTAAGATAGAGTAATCTTATTACAAAGCTATATTTTGTTGTTAAACAGCTCTATAAACACTTGCTTCTTCATTATTTTTAAATTATTCAATTTTGACAACTCCGGCGGCATAAAAGTATCGTGATCAACTACCCTTACATATTGTACTGTAGGGTTTTGCTCAATTACAGTCTTAGTTTGTTTAAGCCAATTACCGTAGTATGTTGCGCCGTCTGATGATTTTTTGTAATTGCTAGTATCAGAATAAATGTTATTAAATCTTCGTCCGTCTTGTAAACCTTTATAATCAAATCCTAAAATATAGATAACTTTAAAGCCTTTTTCTGTTGACATATGTAAGGCAGTAGGTCCACTACTCCAACCTTTACTTGGCTTAAAATAGTTTAAATTTTTTAAATTTTCATAAGCTTTGTTATAATTTGTCCATACTTGATTATGAACATTGTATCCTTCTCGATTAATTTCAAGGATCATTTTAACGTCAACAGCAATTAAATAATCAGGTGTATGCTGTCTATATAATCCGTTACAGCCAAATACTATGCCGTGATTATGTAATTTATCAATATCAATAGTACTGCGACTAGTGCCGTTACCTATGACAAAAGCAGTGCCGGCGCTAGTGCTCGGTGTTGGAGCTACGTATTCAAGTTTTTCTTTTTGTTCTCGAGCAATGCGTTTTGCTTCACGCTTTTGTTGCTTTTTTATCTGCTTCTCTTCTTTTGAAAGAGTCATAACAATTAGATACCGCCGGCCTCGGCTGGTGCTTTATACTGAGCTTGGATCTTGCCAAGCTCTAATTGCTTTTGCTGATCATGGAACTCACTGGCTTTGCGAATCTTGCTGATGTCTTTAAGACGCAGACGGGTTACCCGAGTGTCGTCGGCTTTTACAGTAGAAGCGTCGTCTCCTATATCATAGGACACGTCTTCTTTGTCTTCCATAGTTTCGTCAAAGTAAAAAAATTCTCTAAGCAACATACTATTATTTAGTCCTAAATTGTTATTCTGTTGGTGGGGCTTGCGCTCCGGTATCAGGCGGTGCTGTTGTAGTATCCGGCATATCACCTTCGCCTGCTAGGTCTATAGCAGCATCATCTGGTAGTTCTGCGTCCATTCCGCCTAGGTCTGCGCCCATGCCAGCACTGCTAATTCCGCCCATTCTCATTTCAGCACTAGCGTCCATTGCTGGATTTTCTTCGTCAGCGTTGTTTTCTTCTTGCCACATCAGTTCGTTCTCAGCAATCTCTTCTTTGGTCAATCCTAAGAAGCGTTCAAGAGCAAAGCGGTTTGATATGTAAGGCAGCGCTGCCATTTGACCGAACGTTGGTACTCTAGCGTTGTCAAGCTCTGCTTGTCTGTAGCTAGCAAAGTTTTGCGGCTTAACAAAGGATAAGTCAAACATCTCAGTATCAATGTTTACGCCTTTGGTAATCAAGTAGCGCTTGAATTCTTTGTTAAAGGTGTCAATAAGCAAGCCTTGTAGTCTCTCGCAGTAGGTATTAAAGCGTAGCTCCTGAATGTAAGCAGTACCTACTCTACCGTCTTGGAAGTTAGCAGCGCCGTCATCTGCGCCAGTTGGCAAGTAGCTTGAAGGAATACGCAAGCCACGTACAAGTTTGTTAGTAAAGTAACGTAAGTCGTCAATCTCGCCAAGGTTAGTACCGCCTGGCAGTGTTTCAACTTTAGAACCACGTCCTTCTGCTGTTTGCGGAAAGAAGTAGTCCTCGTTAATGCTAAGTGGGTTGTAACTGGAATCAATTACGTTTGCTCCGCCGCCTGTAGCACTTGGAATACGACGTTGGTGTATTTCAGTTTTCACTCTCTCTACAAAACTCATAGCAAGGTGACTTGGCATATTACCTACGTCAACATAGAATACTCGCCTTTCAGGCGCACGCTGTACACGATAGATAATAATCGCATCTTCGAGCAATTCTTTCTGCTTGTATACTTTGAATACAGTTTCAAGTAGTGCGTTACCAAAAGGATAGTTGTTATCCAACCCTTCACTAAGGCTTAGGTGTAATACGTGTTCTGCGTCAACGCCAAGCTCGTTTTGATCTTTAAAGAATCTACTGCCTGTTTGTGCTGCTGGTGTTCCTACTACGCCGCGGGTGCCGCCTGTTAAGTAACCAGTGCCGCCTGCGCTTTGGATATTACCGCCTGTCTGATGGGGAGTAGTAGCAACCATTTCTTTAAAGTTAAAGTTGATATTTTTAATTCTATATTCTTCAGGCTCTTTACCTCGGCTTTCGTTTACAATAATACTAGAAACGTTAGCTGGGTCTACGTGAAAGAGTTTTTGTGTCTCAGGATCGCGAATAAAAATTTCATCGCCGTATTTAAAAGTATTTCTAAAGATTCTAAACATACGAGTGTCAAACTGGTTTAGCTTACACCATTGACGTAGATACTGTGTTAAAATTTGTATTTCAGAATTAGTTGCTGGCTTAGCAAAATCAAAATCAAAGTGGTTACCTTGATGATTTCGTTGTGTACAAAATTCAGCAAGGATATCAAGAGCAGCGTTTACTTCGCTATCCATGTCCATGGTGTTGTACTGTCCGTAACGTTCAGTACGGTTCGGGGAACCAGTATAGACATCAGGAAGGTAGCTGCTGTAGTTAGCACTTGCTGGTCCGGCGCTACTGTTGCCAGAGCCTCCGCTTATGGGACTTACTTGTCCGTCGTATGGTTGAAAATATTTACGCCAACTCATTTGTTATTACTCCACCCTATTCTTCCTGGGATAAATCCTTTAGGTTCTGTCCCAGGAATAACCATTATTGATTTTGTTCCGTTGTTAAACCATCTTTGTTTACTTTTAGTTAGACCTATTTTTTCGTATCGATTGTCTCTAGGTCTTCCTAAGTTTGCTTGTCTAATTTTTTCTGCGTGTTCAGCAGTCTTAGGTTTTTTATAATTTTCTTTATGTTTTTCTGTTCTAACTTTTCCAGAATTTGCTTCGGAAATTTTCTGCTTTGTTTCGTCTGAATGATTCCATCCTGCATAACCACCGCGAGAAATCTTTTTATTTTCTAAAATTCCGCCATCTATTTTTCTTTTGTATTTCTTAATTAAAGAAACTTCAAATTTATATGCTTCATCTTCTGTTAAGTTATCGTTAACAACTTTTCTAAATTCAGGTGCCGGGACGCTTACATACGGAGCGTGGCTCTCATTTATTCTATTTTTTGATCCTTTACCAATATAAAACGGCGAACCGTCTTCTCTTACGTATTGGTAAACATAAAACTTGTTCCAAGACATGTTGTTTTTTTCTCGCTATGATGTTATATTTATATTAATTGTAACACTCATGAGAAATAGTATAAGTAAAATACAAAGCAGCATACTCGGATACTAGTGTTTTTTGATCAGTAAA